CGCTGCGCAAGTTGCCGAAGCCGTGGTTCGTGAGCAAGCCCGCCGAGGACGGCACATGGGGCGAAGGTCGCATCGACGACGACATCTGGTTCTGGCGACAGGCGCGGGACGCAGGATGGAAGATCGGCGTGTCGCCGAAGGTCCACATCGGGCACATCGAGACGATGATCTCGTGGATCGAGCCCAACGGCGGCAAGCAGTTTCAGCCGATGTTCCACTGGCTGCGCAACGGGAAGCCGTGGTACATCCGCAACCGCGAGAAGGTCTGGCGCATGCCGACTTCGCAGCGGACCGAACCGCCGAACGAGTCGGCATAGGATTAGGGCATGGCGGTAGGGACATACGCGCTCATCACTCTGCAGGAGTTGAAGGATCAACTCGGCATCACTGTCTCGACCGACGACACGCAACTCGAGCGAGCAATCGACCGCGCGACCGCACGCATCGAAGCGTTCTGCGGTCGTCTGATCAAGGCTCGCTCACACACGGAGTGGTACGGCGGCAACTCGACGCGAGCGATCAGGCTCAAGCAGTATCCCGTGACGGTGGTCTCAGGCGTGTACACGGGTATGCGCACGGCGTTCACATTCGCGAGCACCGTGTCGAGCGATATCCGCGTCACGATCTCGATCACGCAGGAGTACGACGGCATCTCGAGCGCAGGCGCGACAATCAACCGCACGACCTCGACGGGCTCAACGACGACAACGACGCTCGCGTTCTCGACCTACGACGATGTCGATGCGCTCGTGGCGGCGATCAATGCGCTGACAGGTGTGCAGGCGACGACCGTGTTCAACTGCCCGACACTGCAACTGCACCCGCGCGCGGGCGGTGACGCGCTCAGCGGCACGGTCAATGTCACGGCTGCGACCGTCGGCGCGGAGTATGTCTACGAGGGCGACACGGGCATCCTGCACATTCAGAGCGACGCATTCCCGCTCAACGACACCTACCTCGCGCGGTTCCCGAGCGCGTACCAAAGCACGCTCGTGCGCTACACAGCAGGCTACGCGACCGTGCCTGACGACCTCAAGCAGGCGTGCTGCGAGGTAGCGTCGGTGCTGTTTCAGTCGCGCAAGGCGGACCGCAGCATCCTCAGCGAGTCGCTCGGCGACTACTCGTACACGCGAGCCGGCGCGAGCGAGGTCAACGCCATGCTCGCCGACCTGCTACGCGACTACCGCGAGGTCGTATGAGCAGCGTCAAGGGACTCATCGCCAAGTTCGGGATCAGCGTGACACCGTACACGCTCACGGACAGCACCGTCGATGCAGGCGGCGCGGTCATCCGATCGTGGACTGCAGGCACGGCGTTCACGATGCTCGTGCAGCCGTCGATGCCGCGCGAGGAGGTGCAGGCAGGCGCTCGTCGGGCACGCATCGACGCGCGCGGGTACTGCGACATTACGGCGACGATCACGAACGGCATGCGGATCACCTTCGGCAATAAGACTTGGGAGGTGCTCGGCTTCTACACGCCCGATGTGCGTGCCGCGCCCGACAGCATGGCGTACCAGATCGTGACGCTGCAGAATGTCGAGGGCGTGGCGTGAGCGTGAAGGCTCGGTTCGACAAGGACGCGCTGATGCAGCGCATCACGGAAGCGGCAGGCAAAGCAGCGGAGCGCACCGTGCTGCTGTATCAGAAAGAACTCAAGAAAGAACTCAGCCAGAAGGGCAGCGGACGCACCTATCGCGGCGGTCGCAAAGGCAAGGGCACAAGGCGCACACGCAGCGCGCCAGGTCAGCCGCCCGCAGTCGATACGGGCGAACTGCGCCGCAGCGTGATGACATCGCCGACTTACTCGCAGGCAGCGAGCGGCGGCACGAAAGTCGTGCGCTGGCGTGTACTCGGCATCAAGCCATACGGCTTCATGCTCGATCAGGGCACGGCTCGCATCAAGCCGCGCCCGTGGATCAAGTCGCCGAAAGAGCGCGTTGTGAAGCAAGTGCCCAACATGTTCAACCGCTACATGACGGCAGCGCTGCAGAAGTTTGCGAGGGCAAAGTGAGCCAGATCGTCTTGAGTTCGCTTTACACGCGAATCGCAACTCCTTCAACGCCAGGATCAATCTATGACCTCGTCGGCGGGCGCATCTATCAACTCGACGGACCGCAGGGCATGACGCTGCCTGCGCTCATCTTTGGCATCGAGAACAACGACACCGAGACTTACTTCGGGCAGACCGTCAAGAGCATGCAGACGCTCGATGTGCTGTTCACGATCTTGTTCCCGTCGAACGCAGCGAGCGCGGTCGTGACGGCGATGGCGGTCGAGGCGGCGATCTTCGCGCGGCTCAACCGTGTTTCTATCACTCCGTCGGATGCGTCATATACTTCCATCGAGACCTACGCTCTGTCGCGTGGGGTCCCGCAGATCGACGAGGACTTCATTCGCATCGAAACGACATACCGCTGTCTGGCGGTCAAGGACACCTAACACATGGCACTCATCACAGGAGCAGGCGGCGCGATCAGCGGCACGGGCATCAACGGGCTCGTCAAGTCGTGGAGCGCCAACATCGGACGCACCGCACTCGACGCGACCCACTTTGGCGCGTTCGGCAAGCGCATCCTCAACGGCAACCTGACCGTGACAGGATCGTGCGTCGCCACGATGGACGACGCGAGCAGCCCAGTCGCGTTCCTAACTGCGACCGCACCTGCAACGATCACGCTGACCGCATCAAGCGGTAACACCTTCGCGTTCCCTGCCGAGATCGTGACGGTCGATCTCGCAGTCGATTCAGCAGGCGAGGCGCTTGCCACCTACAACTTTGAACTGAGCGCCACGAGCACGAGCAACACGAGCATCGCCGCTCTGTACACCGCCGCGTGGACCTGACGCAGCCAGAGCACACGCCAGACGACTGGCGCGTCGAGTTCGAGGCACGCGGCGAGAAGGTCGCGCGCTGGGTGTCGGGCACTGCAACACGCGACGACGCGCTCCGCACCGTCATGCACACGGTCGGCATCTTTGATCGCGCCCTTGTGTCACGCGTTATGATCCGCAGACGCAAGGAGGTCGAACGATGGCAGAACCCAACACGGCGCGCGTGGTAAAGATCGGCAAGCACGCATTCTCATGCCTGAGCGCGCACGACTACATGAAGGTCGGCGAGTTGCGATGGCACTCGCTGCACGCACGCACGCAGGAGATGCTCGAGGCTGCACGCGCCGAGCCCGCGCATCGAGTGACCGCGCTGCAGGAGGTCTACGCGCAGCGCGACCGCACGACGGCGCTCGCCGTGCAACACGCGGCAACGCTCGAAGGTGCGTTCGAGGTGATCGAGATCGCGGCGAAGTTGGCAAAGGTCGATCTGTCGAGCGATCTTGCCGCGATGACTCCTGAGCAGGTCATCGCTGCGGCGCTCGGGCTTGTCGGCGTGGACCTGACAAGCACGAAGGACAACGACTTGGGAAACGGGTGACGGCGGGCGAGACCAACTGGTACGCGCTCGCCGCCTTCGTTGCCAAGCATGCGCCAGGCTTTGGCGATGTGATGGCGATGCCGATCGACCGCATGCTGCTCGTCGTCAAGGCGGTCTCGGAGATGGTCACGCGCGAGTACGAGGCGCAGGCAGGAAGGCATAGAGTTACCTGATGGCGAACCCAGCCGAAATCGAAGTCGCGGTGACCGCGCGTATTGACGAACTCGAGCAGGCGCTCGCGCAGGCTGAGGCAAAGGTCAAGTCGTCGGCTTCCAAGATGGAGATCATCGAGGCAAAGAAGGCGCAAGCCGCCGAGAAGGCGCAGCAGCAACTCACACTCATCGAGCAGAAGAAGGCTGCGCAGATTGAGGTCTTGCAGGCAAAGCAGGCGCAGCGGGACGCGGACATAGCGGCAAAGGCGACAGTGCTGGCGCAGCGTCAGGCGCAGAAGGCGGTCGAGATCGAGCAGAAGAAGGCTGCCATGATTGACACGCTGCGAATGAAGCAGCAGCAGCGCAACGAAGCGATGGCGCAGCGCGAGGCTGCAGCGCAACAGAAGAGGGCGCAGGCACAACTTGCGCAAGAGCAGGCGAGCGCGGGCGGCGGTGCAGTCAATCCGTTCGGCGGTTTCGGTGCTATAGCGAAGGGTGTTGGCGCATTAGCGATCAGCAACATGCTGCTCGACTCAACCCTCGAAGGCGTGAGGCGATTCAATCAGGGCGGCGGCGCGGGCGTGTTTGCCGATGCGTTCATCCAGACGCTCGACGCGAGCATTCGCAGCGTACCTCTCGCTGGCACGATCTACGCGATCACCGAGGAAATCTTCTACGGCGCAGAGCGAGCGGCTGAAGAGCGTCGCAACAAGCAACTCGCCAATCAGCGAGAGCGTGGCGCGGCTTCGCAGGAGTTTGTCGAACGCGCAAAGAAGGAGGCAGAGGCACTCGTCAAGCAGCGCGAAACGCTCTACGCGTCGCACGACGATCCAGAGGTGGCGTTGTTCGAGAATGAGAAGTTGCGCGCGCGCGATCGCAAGAAGCAGATGGAAGACTTGATGAAGACGCGCGAAGGTCTAATCTATCAGATACAGAACGGCGACGATGTCACGAGGACGGCAGCGGTCGCAGAGTTGGCGGCGCTCGATGAGCAGGCACGCGCGCTGAGGGCTCTTGCTGAACTCGAAGCCGATGTCTACAAGAGCAAGATCAGTCGCGTGCGTGTTGACAAGCAGATCGCTGCAGGTGTCGAGCACGAAGCAAAGATCAAGCAACAGGCGCAAGAAGCCGAGAAGAAGCGGCTCGACGACATCGCCAAGAAGGAGCAGGCGATGCGCGACGCTGCCGATGCAGCGCTTGCCGCAAAGCAGGCGGAAATCGATGCACTGCAAGCCGTGAGTCCCGTTGATCGTCAAGCGCAGATGATGGCATCGGCGCAGCAGAGCGCCGCGTCGATGATCGGCAGTGCCTCGACTGCGCTCGGCGAGTTCAAGTTCGCCGCCAAAGGTGTGGGCGAACTCGCGCTCGCAGAGGCGAAGCGGCAGACCGAGAAGCAGATGAAGATCGAGCAGTTGCAGGCTGACATGAAGCGCATCCAAGAGGATCTGCTACGCGAGGTCAAACTCAATAAGGGAGTCGCCTGATGCCGACCGTCATCGAAGTCGAGGCTGCGCGCTCGTACACCAACAACAACGGCAAGCCGACCGCGAATCGCGAGTGGCTGATCGTCGACGCGAGCACCGAGGGCGAGGTGTACGGGCTGTTCGGCTCGTCGCTGCCTGCGCCCTACAGCGAGTACCCAGGCACATCGAGCCTGCCGTACGACATGGTGCTGCGCGACTTCTCGATCAGTCAGGTGCAGGGACGCGCGAGCACTTGGCGCGTGGTCGGCATCTACGGTCGCACCGAGCAGGTGGCGATGAACAACCCGTTCACGCAGGACAAGGAGCCTGGCGAGGTCGGGTATCGCACGGCGACGGCGAGCAACCGTGCGCTACTCGTGGACGGCTTCCGCATCGGAGTCAACGCTGCGACCTACCAGTCGAGCGGCAGCGCGGGCGTGGACATCGCCGGCACGGCGATCGACGAACTCGGCAACCCGACCTCGTATCTCAAAAGCCAGATCGAGATCGGCATCACGGTCGTCGATCGCGAACTGCCCAACGCGAACCAGATCACGCTCACGGTCGGCGCACGCAACGCGACACGGTTCCTCGACTACCCGATCGGCGGCGTGCTGTTCACGGGATTCGACTGCACGGTGCAGCCTGAGACGGGCAACACGCAAGCGGTGTACAAGTTCCTCGTGGACGCGGACTATCATCTCATACAGGTCGCAAAGCGGACGAGCGACGGCAGTGTCGTGATCGACACGAACAGCGCGAGCGCATATTTCAACAAAGCAAAGACCGTGCATCTTGTGCAGCCGTTCACCACGCTGCGCGACTTCAACCTCCTGACACCGTACTTCCAAGGACTCTAAGACATGGCTGACGAAATCTCACTCTCGCTCTCGTGCGACATCACGAAGGACAACCTCAAACTCTTTTTCCGCCCTGGCTCGATCTCGCCTGACTTGTCGTCGTCGCTGCACGATGCCTTCACGAAGAACATCTCAGGCACGACATTTACCCAGTTGTACTCGGCAGCCAACGCATCGAGCAACGGCTACATGTTCATGCAGAACCTGAGTTCAAACACAACCTTGACGAGCGACAACCTGATCCTCGCGCACACAAGCGGCACAAGCAACTCATTCTTGCGCCTCCGCGCGGGCGATGTAGCGTGCTTCCGCACAGGTCCAGCGCCGACGAACTACGCGATGGCGACTGGCGCGTCGGGTGAGACGGTCACCGTGCAGGTGTTGATCCTCTCGCCGTGACGCTGCCGCGATTCACAACGGGCTCGTACGGTCGGATCACTGCTGCCAACCTCAACGAAGTCTTCGACGCGGTTGAGCAGGTACGGGCTGTTCCTCGCTCGACGCGGTCGTCGCAGCCACGGCTTGCCGAGACATGCGTTGCACGCATCGTCGGGCTGACAACCGACGCGGTGCAGGGTGTCGGGCAATCGACCACGGTCAGCACATCGGGCGCGACGGCGCGCGCGGCGTGGCTCTACAACTGGGAAGAGGTGCAGTTGGGAGTCGCGGACTTCGAGGCAACGCCAGGCACAGGCTCGTGCGTGAGCGTCACGGGCGACGGACAGGTTGTAGGCGGCATCCGTGGCGAGGTGAACGGCGAGACGATCTATGTGCCTGCGGTGGACTTCACGCCCGAGCCGAGGCTGCTTGCGGGCGATCTCGTGCTGCTGCGCCGCGTGCTGATCAGGCAATCGAGCAAGTATCACTCCATGTGGGCGATCGTGTCGCTGCTCGAGCCGACGACCTTCCTCGCGCGCCTGACGAGCAAGCACGCGACCGTGGACGGCGTGTATTTCTTTGCAGGCGTGACGGCGAGCGTCACGCAGATCATCGGCGCATCGACTGGCAATCGACCCGCGATCAACCTCTACGAGGTCAACGCGATCCGAGACGCGGACGCGTCATATGCGTCTGTGCTTACGAACACCGAGGGCGCAAACACGACGACCTACTCTGGATCGAACAACTGGGGACACGGTCAGAGCCTCACAGGCGCGGGCGCGACCGTGACGAAGACCTCGATGCCAGTCGGCGCAGCCGGCACAGGCTCGATCGTCGTGA